ATGCTGTTTGTCGATGTCGGGATAACAAACCGCGTCGCGCAGGCTGCCCTGTGCCGTGTACGGGCGTTGCGGCAGGAAGAGGATGTCTTGATGCGGCGGACGGCTGACTTTGCCGCTGCTGCCGAACGGCCAAAGCCCAGCCAGCGCGCGCAGCAACGAAGTTTTGCCGCAACCGCTCGGGCCGCGTATCAGCAGGGAATCGCCGCTTTTGAGTTTGATGTTGATGCCGCTCAACAGGATTTCGCCGTTGTGGCGGAACAGAGCGACGTTTTCCTGTGGGGGACTGTTAGTTTTTGCACAAGGAACAAATAGAGTAAAAAAACGCTGAAATCTTCGGAAGACGTGGATTTCGGCGTTTTTTTGTATCCGGAAAAGTTACGCCAGCTTTTTCACAAAACCGCGCCGGAATGCGCGGTTTTCTGTTTAAAGCTGACGAGATTAGGGAATTTTTAAAACTGTTTTAAGAGGTTTTTAAAATGGATTTAATCAATACTCCGGCCATACCACTCAACACGGCCTATGATGGCGATGTCGTCTTGGGTATTACTCAAATCTATTTCAAACGGTGCGTAACGTGGATTTTCAGACGTTACAAGCAGTTTGCCCGGTATACGTTGCACACGTTTGACAAAGAGGTCATTGCCTATACGCAAGACATATAGGCCGTCGCGCGGCTCGGTTTCGGCGTGGTTGATTAGAATGTTTATAAAAGGCTTTAACTAGAAACTGAACATGGAACTTGTATAATAGTTCCATGTTTGAAAAAATCTTTTAATATCATACATCTAAAAAAAGCATCTGAAGACCATAAGCTAAACATGAAACTTGAATTTAAAGGCGGAGTTTCATGTTTAAGCCTATTTTTTCCGTTTTTTAGTCGATACTGCTGCATATGTTTTTTGCAAATCTTCATCACTTAATTCAGTCAGGCTTTCTACTGAGAAATTTTTTTCGAGGTAACTTTTCAACCAATCTTCAAGCTCAAGCTGTTTTACATTTAATTTGATATAAGCGTATTTCTTTTTTCGCCAGTCGGGATCGTTGTTCTTTGATGTTGCTGTATTGCTCAACCTACCCAGCCATTTTCTGAGATAAGTTTCTGCTTTGTCGTAATCGCTCAATGCGATTAGTTTGTAACTTGGAACTTTACAGTGAGCATTCAGACTAGCCCAAATTGCACGGATTGATTTTGGCGACCGTTTGGCAATCTCTTCTGCTGCGGCAACTTGTTTAACAAGTTGTTGCAGCTTTGAAGCTTGCTCAAGCGTTATATGTTCCTTGCCGGGTTTTGAATCGACACGGGTTCTGATGACGTGATTTTGGGTATTAATTTGATGAACAACCGAACCAGATGAGGCGATAACAGCGTTACTGACGTTGCCGTTAATCTGATTCTCAACGTTTGATTTGCCAATAGCGTCGTCCAATTTTTTATTAAGGTCGTCTGAAACAGCATTTAAATTTGCCGAATGAATGCCTGTAAAGACAAATTGAATATCCACCCCTAATTGGACAGCAGCAAGTAAAAAGTCCGCAGGAATGTTGACCTGCCCGCTTTCATACAGTCTCAAACTTTCTGCACTACATCCAGTTTGCTCAGCAAAATTCTTTCGAGAGTATCCAAGTCGGCTTCTCTCTTCAACTAAATTCAATGCTAAATCAATGCGTTCCATAAAAAAAACCGCAAAATATTACCAAATATATTTGGTATACCAAATATTTTGTGTATATCATCCAAGTAACAGTTAAGGCAGGCATTAAAGCCTGTAAGGTAAGTAATGGATTCTATCATGGAGGCATTATGCAAGCGAACGAAATCTATAAATCCTTAGAAGAAAAAAATATATCGGCAAGAATGTTGGCTTCGGCTTTAGGGGTAACTAACCAATCTGTTTCTGAGGTCATAAGAAATGGACGAGGAAGCAAAAGAATTGCGGAGGCAATCGCGAAAGTGATTCAAAAAGATTTAGTTGAAGTTTTTCCGCATTACAAGAAAACAGATTGTCGAGACAAAAAGATAGCTGAATTGAAAGAGATGCTCGGAGTGGGTTGAAATGGAATATATGGATCTCAAAAGCCTGCTTAATTTTGGGTTGCCAAATATGCCAAGAACAGTAATAGGGCTGAGAAAAAAAGCGCAAAGGGATGGTTGGCAAACGAGAAGGCGTCAAGGTAAGGGTGGTGGTGTTGAATATGCCCTACCTATTGAAATCCGAGCAGCCATCATGAAACGGCAGTCGGACGAGCTGGCGGAAAAGATGCCGAAAAAGTTGCCCCAAGTCAGACCGGGGACGGCGATGTCGGCTCAGGCACTGGCTGAAGCGGCCAAGCTGTTGAACGAGAAACAACGGTCGGTGGCGGATGCGCGATGTGCGGTGGTGGCGGCGGTATTGGGGATTAAATACCAATACGGTTGCTCTGCAAAGGCTGCGGTGGCTCAGTTTTTGGGCTTGCTGGCAGAAAGTAAATTGGACGCGGTCACGCTTGGGAACTTGGAAAAGGCCAATGACCGCAGCCGGACAGCAAAGGTTGGCGAACGTACTTTAGACGGCTGGATTTCTGCTTATTTGAAAGCGGAAAACGCGACGGAGCGGTTGGTTGCTTTGGCTCCGAAGACGACGAAGGCGGTCAAGCCGATTGAGAGCTACGGTTGGTTGCCGATGTTTATGCAGTTTCACAATATCCCTTCGGCTCCGAAACTGGCGCACAGCTACCGCCGGTTTGTGCAGTGGGCGGAAGCGGAAAATATGCCGGTCAATGATGTGCCTAACTTGAGTATGGTGCGGCGCGTTTGGGACAAGCTCCCGCTGATTATGCAGGAGCGCGGCAGGAAAACGGGGGCGGCTTATAAATCGCTGTTGCCTTATGTGAAACGTGATTGGGGGGCTTTGAAGCCGAACGATGTTTGGATCGGCGACGGCCATAGCTTTAAGGCAAAGGTGGCGCATCCGGTACATGGCAGGCCGTTTAAGCCGGAAGTGACGGTGATTATTGATGGTTGTACGCGGTTTGTGGTCGGGTTTTCGGTCTCGTTGGCTGAAAGTTGTGTGGCGGTATCGGACGCTCTGCGTATCGGGGTCAAGCATTTTGGTTTGCCGATTATCTATTACTCGGATAACGGCGGCGGCCAAACCGGCAAGACGATTGACCATGAAATCACGGGTATTACGTCCCGACTGGGTATCCGCCATGAAACGGGTATTGCGGGCAACCCGCAAGGCCGAGGCATCATCGAGCGATGGTGGAAAGACAATCTGATTGAGATGGCGCGCCAGTATGAGACGTTTGCGGGCGCGGGGATGGACAGCAGTACCAAGAACCTGATGTACCGCAAGATGGAAAGTGCGTTTAACGCTTTGGAAAAAGGCAAGGATTTGACGGAGGAACAACAGAAATATTTGAAAAAACTGCCGGGCTGGTCGCGTTTTATCGCGGATGTGGTCAAGTGTATCGACGAATACAACAACCGCCCGCACGGCGAGCTGCCCCGACATCCGGACGGCGGGCATTATTCGCCGAAGGCTTATCGGGAAATGAGGCTGGAACAGGACGGTATCGCGCCGGATATGTTGTCGGCAGAAGAGCTGGCGACGATGTTTATGCCGCAAGAGGTGCGAAAGGTACAGCGCGGTTGGCTGGATTTGTTCAACAACTCTTATTTCTCAACCGAGCTGGCGGAGTATCACAAGGACGAGGTACGGGTCAGCTACGATTTGGACGATGCTTCGGCGGTCAATGTGTTTGATATGGACGGCAAGTTTATCACTAAGGCTCAGGCCGACGGCAATACCCGCGAGGCTTTCCCGACGGCTCGTATCGACCAACTGGCGGAAAAACGCCGAAAAGGCAAAATCAAGCGGGCGGAAAATGCAATCAAGCTCGCAAATGCGGAAGTCAATCCGGCTTTGGAACAGGCTGCGGTTTGGGACGAGCTGGGACATTTGGGCGGAAACGTCATCGAGGCGGAGTATGCGGTATTACCGAAAACGGGCACGGACGATTTTGTGCTATTTGAGACGGATAGAAGTTAAAACGGTTTTAAACCTCTTTTAAAAGGACTAAAAAAATGAAACAAATCAATCAAGCATTGCAACAAAAACTGGTTGAATTTAAAGAAAAATCAGGTATGAACCAAACCCAACTGGCACGCGGTATCGATACTTCGCCGGCATCCGTCAGTATGTATCTGAACGGCACTTATGCGGCAAAAGGCGGCAAATATGAAACCATAGAGCCGAAAATCGAAGCGTTTTTGGAGATGCAGGAGAGCAAAGCGCGACGCGAAGAGCCGGTGTTTGGTTTTGTACCGACCAGGACGACACGCCGCATTGCGGAAGCGATGCGTGAGGCGCACGAAGGGGGCGATATTACCGTTATCTACGGTCAGGCCGGCTTGGGCAAGACGCAGGCGGTCAAAAACTACTGCGAGAAAAACCCAGCGGCCATCTTGATTGAGGCTAATCCGAGCTTTACGGCTTTGGTCCTGATGCGCAAGTTGGCGACGGCGGCGAAGGTATCGGCGATGGGCAGCCTGAATGATTTGTTTGAGTCTGTATCTGACCGCCTGCGCGATTCGGGCCGTCTGATTGTGGTCGATGAAGCGGAAAACCTGCCTTTACGCGCCCTTGAGATTATCCGCCGATTGCACGACAACACGGGTTGCGGTTTGGTGTTGAGCGGTATGCCCCGACTGGTGGCCAACCTGCGCGGTAAGCATGGCGAGCTGGTGCAACTTTATAGCCGCGTGTCTGTTGCGCTGAATTTGGGCGAATCTTTGCCGGATGACGAACTCTTTGAGATTGCGAAAGCGGCTTTGCCTGATGCGGACGAAGAAACGCTCTTGGAACTGGTTAAACATAGTAACGGCAATACGCGCCGGATGAGCAAATTGATGCGCGGCGCGGTACGCACGGCGAACAAGAACGGTATCAAGATGCAGGCCGGTATCGTTAAGAAATACAGCTCCCTGATTATCCGATAGGCCGTCTGAAACGGTAAGTCTCTGACAGGGCTATATATTTTTTACCCTATGATTTTAATAAATTATTGTTTTCTAAAGGAAAACGCAAAATGCAAGTTTTGAAGAAAGTTGATTGGAAGATGTTTGTGGCGCGCTCTTTTTGGCGGTGGGTGCCGGTTGGTTTGACGGTGGGCGTGTGGTGTTTTGTGGCGGGAATGGCGTTGCATTCCTGCGCGAAAGAACCCGAACCGGTTGCGAAAGAGCCGACGAAGGTTGAGAAGATGGAAAGACAGGCGGATTTGGAGGTCAAGATATGGGAAGAGCAATACGAGTCAATGAGCGTCGAGGAAAAAATGAAAGGGATTGTTTATGAGCGATAAGCCAATTTTATTGAACCCTGCGGCGAAAAAAGAGGCTTTGGATCGGGCGGTCAAGGAAATCCGCGCGAAATATGGCGATAAGGCGATTGTGAAAGGATGTGTGAAATGAGTTTCGGACGACGTAATACGGATTGGCAGGCTTGGGGACAACACCGCAGGCGTGCGACGAAGTTTATGGTGAAGCGAAACCGCGAGCAGGAAGTCGCCGAATATCAGGCGCAGTTTGAAGATAAGGACGGCAAAGGTCGTCTGAAAACGGAAGGAAACAAAGATGAATGAAAAAGATTTAATCGAATGGCTCGAAGACCGTGGCGAGCTGATGCTCATGAAGAAGGATGGCGAAGGCTTTGTCATCGCTGCGCGGTCGCCGGACGGGATGTGGAAAACTGCCGAGGCGGATACTTTGGCGCAGGCGATAACTTTATGGGAGGAAGTGTGATGTTTAAGTTTTTGAGAAACCGCGCGAAAGTTGAAGCACTTGCCAAGCACGAACGCGAACAAGGCTTGAGTAAGCCGAAATGTTAAACCCAACCTGAAAGGAAGAGAAAATGGCTAAAACCCGAATCAAACAGCCCGCCATCGAAGCGGCACAAGACAAAACGGAAGTTACTGCATTTATCCGCCAAATCGGCGACTTGCAGCGCGAAGTCAAACGCCTGGAAACCGAAGCCGGAGACGAAAAAGCGGCCATCGAAGAAGAATATGCCGCCCAAGCCGCGCCGATGTGTGCCGAAATCATGAGCCTGACCGAACGTGTGGCCGCATACTGCGAGGCACATAAGGACGAGCTGACGGAAAACGGTAAAACCAAAACCGTGGACTTTACTACCGGCCTGATTAAATGGCGCATCCGTCCGCCATCCGTCAAGGTAACGGGCGTGGCCGCCGTCTTGGCGTGGCTCTCGGAAAAATCCGCCTTTGCCGAGTTTGTCCGCACTAAAAAGGAAATCGACAAAGACGCCATCCTGAATCAAAAAGAGCGTTTTTCAGACGGCCAAGTTCCGGGGATTAAGATTGTATCGGGGCTTGAGGATTTTGTGATTGAGCCTACTGAGCAGGAGTTGGCGTGATGGCGAAAATTGTTATTACGATAGAAGACGAGATGCCAGTAAACGGCCTGAACGGCGTGACCATTAGTTATGACGGCGATTTGGAGCCGCAAGGCGAACTGACGATGGCGCAGATGACGGCTTATAACATCAAGAAATTGATGGATGCGGTTGAGTTTGAGACCGCAAAAAAGCTGAGTAAAGCAAATTGACCCACGGCGGGAACAACCCGCCATTTTTGAAAAAAGGATTAGATATGTGGTTTAAACAAGTTACCCCATTCCGTTTACTGGAATTACCTGAAAAACGCTATTTAGATGAATCTCTTGGAAATGGTTGGTTTACCGAACCACAGGGCTTGGACTGGTTTTCCGAGGGCTTTACTCCCCCGAATGCGTTTACAGACCTAGCTGTGTTTGAAGCTCAAAAAACTATGCTTATCAGTTTGATGCGAGAAGAAAAAGTATTACCCAGTGCGGCCATCAAACATAAATTGGACGAACAGATTATTAAAATCCAAGCCCATGAAGGACGAAATGTTGGTCGTAAAGAAAAGCAGGAATTACGCGAAGCAATTATCGACGACCTGCTGCCTAAGTCGTTGATTAAAAGCAGCCGCACTTATGGTTTATTTGCTGGAGAGTGGTTATTCGTTGATACGGCAAATCGCCGCAAGGCCGAAAACCTGTTGACCAAGTTGCGCGAAGCCCTTGGCGGCCTGCCTGCTCAACAGCCTCTCACCCGTCAATCGCCGTCAGCATTGATGACCAACTGGCTGTTGCGGGGCGAAGCCCAAGGCCTGTTTGTGTTGGATAGTGATGTTACCCTGGTCGGCGCGGGCGATGTTGCTCCAAAAGTTAAAATCAGCCGCAAAGACCTTACCGCCGAAGATGTGGTACAACACGCCAAAAACGGTATGACTGTAACCGAACTGGGCTTGGTCTGGAATGGCCGCGTGGCATTTATCCTGACACAGGATTTAACACTGAAACGTATCCAATGGCTGGACGTTGTACAGGAAGAAGCTGAAGGCAGCTGTGATGATGCGAAAAGTATGTCTTATGCCACGCAGCTACTGATGGAGGCCGCACTGAGTGCGATTCTTGGTGAGTTGGTGGATTTACTGGGAGGTTGGCAGGAATGATGGAGGGTTGGGATGGATTCTGAAGGCTGGGATTTTTAAAGCTTGATTAAAGGCCGTCTGAAATGGGGTTTAAAACCTGTTTCAGGCGGCCTTTTTTATGTCTGTCAGTTTCGCAAAAAACATCGACTTAATACTATATATTGTATTTTATTGGTATAATATGTGCTAATTTATAATATATGTTGTATTGGAGAGATAATGCGCCGGGCGTTGATTGCGAAAATTAAAATCGCTCAAAAGGAGCTGGGTTTGGATGATGCGACGTATCGCGCGGTGTTGGAGCGTGTGACGGGCAAGCGTTCGTGTACCGAGTGCAGCATCCCTGAGCTGGAGCGCGTGGTCGAGGATTTGCGCCAGCATGGGTTTACGCCGAAAAAAACGGCAGGCCGTCGCCCGAACCGCCGAAGCTCTGCCGATCCTATGATGCGGAAAATCGAAGCCCTGCTGCTGGATAACGGCTGGACTTGGAATTATGCGCATGGTACGGCGAAAAAGATGTTTAAGGTTGACCGCGTGGAATGGTTGTCCGACGGCAATATGCACAAGCTGGTGGCAGCATTGCAGATTGCGGCGAACCGCCGTAAGAAAGGGGCTGTGTGATGTATGAGACGGCAGATTTTGGCGCGGTCAAGCATCTGCTCCCTGATAGTGTACAGGCGTTGATTACGGTCATCGGGTTTAATGAAACGCTGGAGCTGGTGCGCCTGATGGGCGGTACGACTTATCCTTTGCGGCAGGGTTATACGAAAAACAGTCAATCCCGTGTTGCATACTTGGAAGAGATTATCGGCAGTGAGGCGGCCGGTCGGCTGGTGGAGGCAATGGCTCCGTGCAATCTGTTTATACCCCGTTGCGAGACGGCCTTGTATGAGTTGCGAAACCGTAAAATCCGCAGTCAGTTTGACCGGCAGACGGCAGGCGGTACCCCTGCTTATGAGGCCGTTAACGATTTGGCCTTGGCACACCGCCTAAGCGACCGCCATGTGTGGCGAATTTTAAAGCAGGCGGATAAGGAAGCGGAGCAGGAGAATTTGTTTTAGAATGGAATGCCATGCAGATGTATGGCATTTTATTTTGGAGAAAAATATGAAAAAGTTTTATTTTGTGCTGCTGGCGTTGGGTTTGGCAGCGTGTGGGCAAGAACAATCGCAGAAAGCTGATGCGGAGCAGTATTTTTTTGCCAATAAATATCAATTTGCAGATGAGAAACAGGCTTTTTATTTTGAACGCGCCGCCCGTTTCCGTGTATTGCAACAAGGCCTTGGCGGGGATTTTGAGAGGTTTTTAAAAGGAGAAATACCTAATCAAGAAAATCTTGCAAAGTATCGTGAAAATATTACTCAAGCAGTCGCTTATTATGCGGACACGAATGGAGATGATGACCCATACCGCGTCTGCAAACAGGCTGCGCAAGATGCAGAAATCCTGATGAAGAGTATGGTAACAAGCGGTGGAGGCGGTACAACTGATTTAGATAAGGAAAGTTATCAAAATTACCGAAAATCAATGCAAGAATGCCGTAAAACAATAACGGAAGCTGAAGCCAATTTGCCGAAAAAATAAAATAAACGATTCTAAGGCCGTCTGAACAACAGGCGGCTTTTTTGTTGCCTACTGACACTGTTTCGCCCGCTGCAAAAGCCATGCCGTTTGAAAATGTAAGCCTCTGAAAGTGCATTTTAATCTGATTTTGAGGGAGGCTTTAATGAGCAAAATTATTTGTCTGACTGCCGGCCACAGCAACACCGACCCGGGTGCGGTCAACGGCAGCGACCGTGAGGCGGACTTGGCGCAGGATATGCGCAATATCGTGGCTGCTATTTTGCGCGATGACTACGGTTTGACTGTTAAAACCGACGGCACAGGCAAAGGCAATATGCCGCTGCGTGAAGCCGTAAAACTGATTCGCGGCTCGGATGTGGCGATTGAGTTCCATACCAACGCGGCGGCCGGTAAAGCAGCTACAGGCATTGAGGCGTTGAGTACCGTCAAAAACAAACGCTGGTGTCAGGTGTTGAGCAAAGCCGTTGCCAAGAAAACCGGCTGGAAACTGCGCGGCGAAGACGGCTTTAAACCCGACAATGCGGGCCAGCATTCGCGCCTGGCTTATGCACAAGCCGGCGGCATTGTGTTTGAGCCTTTTTTCATCAGCAACGACACTGATTTGGCCTTGTTTAAGACGACTAAATGGGGCATCTGCCGCGCGATTGCGGACGCGATTGCGATGGAATTGGGGGCGGCAAGAGTATGAATATTATTGGTAAATTGAAAGAAGCTGCTTCCTATTTTCTTACAAAATTGATTGGAGAAAATCCTAGTAATGAGCAGGTAAACCGCGCACTTATACAGATGCCGAATGTTCGTCCGATACACACCTATCCACGCCCAAATTTAAGAAACTCAGGCGTGGCAGCCGCAAAACGGGCGGCGCGTAAACGCAAGAATCGTCGTTAATCATGGGACAGGTTGAGTTTTACGAAAAGATGATTGAGCTGTGGTCGAGCAAAAGCCGTGAGGCAAGCGAACAGGCAGACTTGGCGGCGTTTGAATTTGCGGAAGGCGAACTGGCCAATTATCGGGAAATGCTGAAACGGCACCTGCAAACCAAAAGTAGTGGAATAGCAATACGTATTTTCGATATTTTTAAAAACCCGGCGACAGGCAATGTGTCGCACTCGAAACTGTGGGCAAACGTTGCCTGCGCGGCGGGGACGGTTAAGTTTGTGATGTTGCCCGACCCGTCGGCGGAGATTTGGGCGGTGTATTTGGGCATTGTCGGCGGCTATGCGGTGGCGCGTTCGTTGGTCAGCGTCAAACGTCAGGAGGTCGAGAATGAATCTCGTGAAACTGCTGGCGAATAACTGGCAACCAATTGCCATCATCGCGCTTGTCGGCACTCTCTTGGCGGTGTCGCACCATCAAGGCTACAAGTCGGCTTTTGCGAAGCAGCAGGCGGTCATTGACAAGATGGAAAAAGACAAAGCGCAAGCCCTGCTGTTGTCGGCTCAAAACTATGCACGCGAGCTGGAACAGGCGCGTGCGGAAGCTAAAAAATATGAAGTCAAGGCGCACGCCGTCGGCATGGCTTTGGCGAAAAAACAGGCGGAAGTCAGCCGTCTGAAAACGGAAAATAAAAAGGAAATCGAAAATGTCCTTACTCAAGACCGTAAAAATGCAGGCGGCGGTTGTATTGACGGCTTTGGCTCTCACGGCTTGCAGCTCTACAAGCGCGCCCTCGGCTACGGAAATTAAGGTTGTCGAAAAGGCGGTCATGCCGACACCGCCTGCCGCATTGATGGTTGCGCCGGTACGCCCGAATCCGCCGAAAGACGGCAAGACAGTAACGCTGTTGGAACACGCCGCTGAGTTTGGCGGCTATGTGGCGGAGTTAGGAAAATACAAAATCAGGCTTGGCGCGACTGGGCGGGCAATCACTCCCGCAAAGTCGGAAACTGACAAAAAAGCCCGCGTAGGGCGCGGGCTGAGGGTGAAAGCGGATTTTATACCTCTTTTACAGGGGTAGCGGCGGTAGTGCTTTTCAGCAAATCGACTGCGTGCTGACAGTTTTGCTTGCTGGTGTAGCCTTCGCCCTGAGCGATGATTTCGTGGTTGGCTGCTTTCAAACGCCAACGGTATTCGCCTTTTGCGTCTTTATAGATTTCAAAATACATAAGGTTTCTCCTATGAATGAGTACACGTTTTCTTACCGCTTTAACGGCAAGTCCTGGTCATTGAGCATTTGGGCGGACAACCCTGAAGAAGCCAGGGCGAAATTTCGGGCTGCACGAGAAAATGCGCACTATGACGGCGAAGTTGTAGCAAAGGTTTATACATTTGTAAATATTTCGTGGGTTAAGAAATTGTACAAGCGGACAAAATATTTAATGGGTATCAAAGAATGACCTACCGTGAATTAGTTGAACGTCAGTTGGCTGTGCGCCATGCCGATTTGGAATTGGGCTTAAGCCGCGCACGCAAGCAAGAGCCGTTTGTCATTCATGTTTCCGATCTGTTGGATAAGGCAGGCATTGAGTACGCGGTACGCATGGATAAGGATTTTCAGACGACCTTTTGTGTGGCGTTTTCTGCGACCGCCCCTGCTGATGTGATTGGTATTTTACGGAAATATTACTCAGTCTGAGACCTTTGCAAAATTCCTTTCCCTCCCGACAGCCGAAACCCAAACACAGGTTTTCGTCTATTTTCGCCCCAAATACCGCCTAATTCTACCCAAATATCCCCTTAATCCTGCCCGGATACCCGATAATCAGGCATCCGGGCTGCCTTTTAGGCGGCAGCGGGCGCACTTAGCCTGTTGGCCGCTTTCAACAGGTTCAAACACATCGCCTTCAGGTGGCTTTGCGCACACACTTTAATCAGTCCGAAATAGGCTGCCCGCGCATAGCGGAATTTGCGGTGCAGCGTACCGAAGCTTTGTTCGACCACATAACGGGTCTTCGACAAATATCGGTTGCGTTTGGTTTGCGCTTCCGTCAGCGGACGGTTGCGGCAGGCTTTGCGCATAATGCCGTCCAACAACTGATGTTCTTTCAGATGTTGCCGGTTTTCCGCACTGTCATAGCCTTTGTCGGCATAGACGGTCGTACTTTCAGCTATCCCTTCTAACAACGGCGACAGGTGTTTGCACTCATGGGCATTGGCGGGGGTGATGTGCAGTTTCTCGATATAGCCTTCCGCATCGGTACGGGTATGTTGTTTGTAACCGAGTTTGTAGAGGCCGTTTTTCTTGATCCAACGGGCATCTCTGTCTTTACTCGGTGTGGTTTGGCCGCTGACTTGTCCTTCTTCATCGACTTCTATAGCCTGACGCTGTTTGCTGCCGGCGGTCTGAATAATGGTGGCGTCAACAACGGCGGCGGATGCTTTCTCTATTTTTAGACCTTTTTCGGTCAGTTGGCGGTTAATCAGTTTGAGCAATTCAGACAGGGTATTGTCTTGCGCCAGCCAGTTGCGGTAGCGGCATAAAGTATAGTGGATTAACAAAAATCAGGACAAGGCGGCGAAGCCGCAGACAGTACAAATAGTACGGAACCGATTCACTTGGTGCTTCAGCACCTTAGAGAATCGTTCTCTTTGAGCTAAGGCGAGGCAACGCCGTACTGGTTCTTGTTAATCCACTATACTGCTCAGTTCGTCGAAACGGCAAAACAGGTTGAAATCGATGCGGGTAATGAGGCTGTGTTCGAGTTCGGGATCGGAGAGGCTGTGCCATTGTCCGAGCAGGACGGCTTTGAACATGGACAACAGCGGGTAGGCGGGACGGCCGCGGTGGTCTCTAAGGTAACGGTTTTTTTGACGGTTCAGGTACTGCTCGATCGGCTGCCAATCAATCACCTGGTCCAACTTCAATAGCGGGAAACGGTC